TAGTGACGAGGCCGGGGAGAATTGTCGTTGTATTGGCGTTGATGACCGCCGCCGGATTGGCCGCCTGCGTCTGCAACGTGCCGATCGAGACGCCCGTGCTTCCAACCGTGATCGTGCCCGGGAGCGCCGTTGTCGTTATAAACTGGCCGCCCGCGATCGTCCCGGCCTGAATCATGTCGGCGTTGATAGTGCCGGCCGCGAATTCCGAGTTGGTCATCAGCGCCGTAGTGACGGCGACGCCCGTCGAATTGTTCGGAGCGTATTTTGCGGAAAGGACGCCCGACGTGTTGAACGGCCGCACCCAAAAATAATAGGTCGTATTCGATGTCAGGCCGGAATAGGTGTACGAAGACCCGTTGACCGTGGCGACAAGCGTCGCGCTCGCCAGCGATGGCGTCGCCGATTCCCAGACCTGCGCGCCGGCTAGATCGGTGTCGGACGGGTTAGTCCACGTCAGGAAGATTGTCTTGATCGCCGCCGCGCCGGACAAGTTCGACGCATTGCCCGGTCCGGTCGATTTTGTCGCCGTGGTGAGCGACGCAACTGTCGAAAACCCAGAGGCATAATTGCCTTTCGAGATCGCGCGGACTGTAACGACGCATGGCGTTCCGCACGCGAGCCCGGTGAAGGTATAGCTGGTCGACGCTGTCTGAAACGATATGAACGCGCCGCCGTTCGTGGAAATCTCGACATCATAATAGGCGAGATTCTGGGATGAAACGGCTGTCCACGCCGCAGTTAGCTGCGATAGGATGGTTCCGTCCGCATTGGTGACGAGAGACGTCGTCAATCCGAGCCCGGTCGGGATGCTCGGGCTCGTGGTGTCGAGACCTCCTCCGGTGACTGTCGCGCCCACCGACGCGGACGGCGCCGACGTGCCGGCCGCGTTGATCGCCTCGACCCAATAAGTGTAAGCGGTGGCGGCGAATAGGCCGGTCTGCGTCCACGACCGCGCGCTGCCGGTCCAGACGACCGATGCCGAGCCGATGCTCGCGCCTAGCCCAGTCGCGGCGAGGACTTCATATGACGTGACATTGTCGCCGGCCGCGTTGGCTGCCCAGGCGAGCGCGACCTGTCCGACGCCGGCCGTCGCCGTGAGGCCTGTTGGCGCGGCGGGGACGCCGGCCGCGCCGGTTCCAAACCCGGCCCCGGTGACGACATAGGGATACGCCGTGCATGCTGAGATAAGCTGCGCGCCCGAACCGTAAATATTGAACGACTCGAATTTGAAATATAGCGTTGATCCGACTGCCGACTTTTGGATATCGTATGTGAAAATCGCGCTATCGAGCCGCGCGAATTGAACGCCCGACGCATGCGCGGCGGCCGTCGTGCCATAGAGACCGCGAAACAGCCCCGTGATGTTGTAGGCGTTGCTTCCCGTCAGCGTCGGGGTTTCGTAGGCCAGCAATTCGCCGCCGACATAGGACAGTGTGGCCGCCGCCGCGGCCGCCGCGGCGCTCGCGGTTTCTAGCGTGCCGCCGCTCTCGGCGAGGTTTACCGCCAGCGTGTTCGCGGTGTCCGGGCTTGCTCCGCTATAGGCCTCCAGCGACGCCGTGGTGACGCCCTGGCGCGTGACGGTGTTGATGGACCCGATCTGCGAATAGGACGTGCCGTCGACCGAAAGCCAGACATTGCAGCCCCCCCAATTCGGATCGGCTACGCCTGACGCGCCACCCGATGCGCCAATCCAGATTTGGGGCGTTGCGCCGATAAGGCTCGAATTCGGTTCAAATATCAGCGGAGTATTGACGGGGTCGGCGGCGGCGGCCTTGGTGACGGTGATTCCACCGTTTCCCGCCACCGGATAGAGCGCCGGGGTCGAGACACCGAATATCAGCTCCTCGGCCTCGACCGTCAGGATGCCGTTGTCATCCTCCTCGATCGACGTGAGGCGGACCGGTAATGCGGAGAGACTAAGATTGGCGTCGGTTATCTCGACGATGTCCATCGGGTCGAGAAGGCAATATTCCCAGGACAGCTTGAACGCGAAGTGACGTCGGACGTATAGCCCGCGTTGCAGCATGGTCTGAGCGACGACGGGCGCGACGCCAACATCGTCGCAGATTTCATGCGCCGAAACCGAGGAGGCGACGCGCGGCCCGTACAGCTCAATTTGGCTTTGATCGCGCACCTCGATCGGAGTCGATGAATATTGACCATTGCGGCTAAGAACGTCGAGCCGCATGATGTTGGGGAGAGAGAACGGATCAAGGCGCGAAACTTCGATCGGATCGGCGTCGTCCTTCGCATCGACAAAATCAAGATCGGTCAGGCTGTAGATCGGCGTCAGATTTGGCGTATATCCGCGCGAAATCGTATAGGTGTATTTGATAGCGACTTCCGCGCCGACGTCGCCGTTTGAAAACTGATAGATTCCCGCTGAACTTACATAATACGTGCCGGCGCTCGTGGGGGTCGCAAAGACTTTCGTGAGAGCGCCGCCTGTCTGCGCATAAGTCACGCCTCCGTCGCCGACGAACATCGCCGAACCGATCACGACGACTTGCGGCGGCGGATAGACGGGGGAACTGGTCGAACTCGATCCGGGAGCGGTGCCGTAAGGCAAGCGGTGCTGGACGGTCGCTAGAACGGTCGTCGAGACATTCCCGGCGCTGATCGCCACCTCGCCATACGGGATAAAGCGAAGCAGACCCCCCGACCACACCGCGCCGCAGTTGACGATTTGAAGCCATCGCGTAAGCGTCGAGCTTCCTTGCTCGGAACTTGTCAGCGCCGGGGAAATGGCGATTCCCTGCGCGAAGCAGTAGGCTTGTAGAGATGCGTCCGCGCCCGATCCGAATAGCGAATTCGTGTCGATCGACGCGGCGGCGAAGCCCGCGCCATAGTTGGAATTCGTCAGGAAGTCATAGATGACCAAAGTAGGGTCGGCGTCGACGCCATTCGACCCCGTCCCGTTGTAGAGCGCCTGTATCTCAACGTCATGGTTTCCCAGGCTGGCGCTCGATCCCAGAACATAGGACGCGGCGCAGAGATAGGCGGTCCCCTCATAGCCCAGCGATTGCGACGGATAGTTCGATGAGAGGTAGCCCCATGCGGTTTGTGGGTAGGTTCCATTAAACGACGTGAGGCCGAGACCGGCGGCTCCGTAGATCGACTGATCGCGCCAGATTTGTCCAATAGCAGCGATCGGACCCTCGCATAGGGCCATAATGACGTCGGAATAATATTCTGGCGACGTTTGTTGAGGGTTGAAAATGCCGCCCTTGCCGCCGCTCGATCCGGCGTTGTAATGAAAATTCTCCGTCCAAATGACGTTGACCGCGATCTTAGCCCAACCCCAAACAATCGGGATAGGAAGCGACGCCGTCGACGTCTGGATTTGCAGAGACGTGAAGTCAGGCGCTTGTTTCTTGGTTGAAAAAAGCCAACTCATACCGCACCAAACAGCGAGAAGAACCTCTTGTTGCGTTCCATCATCGTCGCGTTGCGCGTCACGTCTTCTTCCAGGGTGACGCCCGACGGCGAATAGGCGTGAACGATCGTCAACGGCTCCGCGCGCGTGACAATGCCGGCGTGCGCGAATAGGCGGCCAAGCTGAAACAGAATGAGGTCTCCAGGCAGTGGTTCGGCGACCTCATGCGCGTAGTCGAGAATGTAGCCTAGGAAGCGTTCTTCGCCACGATGCAGGTGCCAATCCTGTGGATACGGGCGCGGATCGAAATCAGGCACGAGCCCACAATCGATGTAGACGCGGCGCACGAGCATCGCGCAATCGACGCCAACGCCGCGAATGTCGGCCATGTGATGCCATGGCGTGCGGATATAGGTCCGCGCCTCGGCGATGACGGCAGTTCGGCCCTCGGCTTCGGTCATTTCAATAGGCCATCACGGGCGGCGGCACGAAGGGGAAACCCCGGAAATTAGCGACGTTGTTGAATCTCTTGGCGCAGGTGCCTTGCGTGTGATCGCACCCGAGATAAGCGGTGAAGGCGTCGCCAACGCTCGGGGAAGTTGGTAGTGGATACATCAACGTCAACGAAACTCCGGTAACGGCGGATTTGACGTTGGCGCGAAGGCCCGAGTTAACGCCAGACGAAAACAGGATCACGCCCTGCGCGTGCGTGGCGAGCGCGCCAGGCCAGTAGATCAGCGTTGAGGTAGATCCCGACGCCAGAGCGCCGGTTGACGCGAATGACGCGCGGTTGAGCCCGCACCCCGTGTCGTAGAGCGTATGCTGACATGTTGCGGCGTAGTAATTTTTAGGCATGTCGTAATCGAGGATCACGAGGCTACTGGCGACGGTGATTTGAGATTTTAGGCGCCCGACGCTATCGACCGTTGATACGCGCCCTTGAAAGAGCAGAACGCCGTCAATGACGGTAAGGCTGGGGGGCGCGACCGTCAGGAACACGCGATAGCGTTGGACGATGGCGCCGTCGAAAGCCCCGCCTTGGATCGCGACAAGCGCCTGGGCTCCCGCGATGAGGTCAGTCGCCCGCGCGGCGAGCGTGATCTGTTGCTTGTCGACCTCGAGCCCAACGCTGGACTTGTATTTGAGCCCCTGCACGAGCGGGCCGGCGGATGAGTACAACGTTCCGTTAAACGTTATCGGGAAATCGACGTTCGTCCACGCGCACGTCGCACCCGATTGCAACATGAAAAGAAAGCAGTCGGCGTAGCTTAGCTGCGCGTCGGGAGCCCCGCGCGCGGCGTTGATCGCCGCAAGGAGCGCCGTTGATGCCGTTTTCATTGGGCGCGGACGCTCCGAAATTTGACGCTGTCGCAAATCCACAGACCGGGGAATATCTGCTCGAAATCGAGTGTGTCGTCGTCGAACCGGCACAGGAAACCGAATGCGCCGGTCCATGTCAGCGCGGCGCTTGCGGCGGGCGGCGATGAGA